CCGACACCCTCCGCGACACGGCCGAAACCAGCTTGTGCCGGGCGATCACGGTCGGGACGTGGGTCAGGGCCTACGGCTCCGACGCGAAGCGTGCGGAGGCCTGGAGGACTCTTTGCTCGACGCACACAACGGAACTGCCGAGGTGAGTATGGACGGCAATCCAACGCCCAAGGCGGGCTGCTCGAGCAGTGAATTCGCCGCACTCGTGGTGGCAATCCTCGGCGCAGTGGGCGGCGTCGGCACCGACATCGTGCAAGCCGACACCGCGGCCACGATCGTCGGCGGGCTGATCGCCCTCTATACCCTGTGCCGCACGGCGATAAAGATCGCGCACTCCTTGGGATACGCGAAGCAAGTCGCGGAACTCCCGGAGCTGAAGCAACCGGCGGGCAAGGATGAGGCGCTCTCGAAAAAATGATCCCAGTTCACCGGCTCGCCAGCCTGTGCGCCCAGATCTACGACGCGGTGGACGTTCGCACGCCGGCCATCTGGCACAACTACTGGGTGATCAACGGCGTGCATATCGCGCATCGCCGGGAGGCCGGCGTGGACGTCCTGGTGCTGCGCGGATCGCAGACGATCGAGGACTGGCTGCACGATTTCCGTGGCTGGCCGGCGCGCCACCCGGCACTCGGCTTCTGCCACGCGGGGTTCCTGGAGCACATGGACGACGCGGTCGCGGAGATCAAGCGCGCCGTGGGAAGTCACGTCGTGATCACCGGGCACAGCCTCGGAGCGGCGCGCGCGCTCATCCTGGGAGCGCTCCTCTACTGCCATGAGCTGCCGCCGGTCCAGATCACGGTTTTCGGTTCGCCGCGCCCGGGCTTTGGCAACCTGCGGGACGTGTTGCTCGACAGCGGCGCGGAGATCCGCTCGTACCGCAACCGGGACGATCCGGTGATGCAGGTGCCCTATTGGCTGGGCCTGTACGTGCACCCGGCACCGCCGATCCCGCTCGACGTCGAGCCGGCCCTGGGCGACCGCAGCCCGCTGCGCGAGCACCGCATCGGGCTCTACGTGGAAGGCGTGACGCCGCGGCCGCACGCGAGCGCGTAGTGCCCGATCTGTTCGACCGTGCAACGGAGCACGAGGAGTGGCTGCGAGAGATGGCGCTGGCCGCCCAGGCGCAGAAGGCGCCGAAGCTGCCGCCGGAGCACTGGGACAGGCTCTCGGCGAGGTGGTGCGAGGCAGGCAAGTGCGGGGAGCGCATCCCCGATGAGCGGCGCCGGGCGTATCCCGGCGTTCGGTTTTGTGTGACGTGCCAGGCGATAAGAGAACAACAGGAGAGGCAGACCAGATGAGCTTGGAACTGTTCTTGGGAATAGCGGGGTTCGTCTGTGCCCTCGCGGGCGGCTATTGGGCGCTCGCGAGGCTGGTGGTGGCGCAATTCGAGAAGCGACTCGACGAGCGCTTCGCCACTCAAGAGACCGCGAGACGGGAGGGACGCAAGGCGTGGGAGGAGCGGTTCTCCAGCCTCGACACCAACCAGCGGGCGCTCGATCGCGATCTCCTGAAACTGAAGGCGGATCTTCCCAACGAATACGTGCGCCGTGAAGACTGGGTGCGCTTTGGGGCGGTGATCGAGGCGAAGATCGATCGCCTGGACACGAAGGTGGACATGCTCAAGGACCGAATCCATGAATGAGATCGACCTCGAACGTGCGCAGCGCGAAGAGGCGCGCTGGCGCATTCTGCGTGTGCTCGATATCGGCCGGCCGCGCGGGGTCTCCGAGACGGTGATCTGGCGCACGCTGAACGACATCGAGCTGCCCATCACGGTGCACGGCGTGCGGCGCGAGCTGCATTACCTTTGCGATCGCGGTCTGGTGACGATCACGGGCGAGGACGCCGAGACGTGGGTCGCCGCGCTCACGCGCGACGGCGTCGACGTGGTCGAGTACACGGTGCCGTGCCATCCCGGCATCGCGCGGCCGCCGAAGCGCGCCTGAGATGGCCCGCGCCTCCAAGATCCTCGCCCTGCCAGAGGAGATCCATGCCGAACTGGACCGGCGGCTCATCAAGCGCGGCTTCAACGGCTACCGCGAGCTGGCGCAATGGCTCGCGTCGGAGGGCTACGAGATCAGCAAGTCCGCGGTGCACGCGTATGGGGCGAACTTCGAGGAGCGGCTTGCCAGACTGAAGATCGCGACCGACCAGGCGCGCGCAATCGTCGATACAGCGCCCGACGACGAAGGGGCCGTGTCCGACGCGCTGATGCGCCTGGTGCAGGAAAAACTCTTCTCGGTACTGATGGATTTCCAGGTCGATCCGAAGAAGCCGCTCAACCTGGGCAGCCTGGCCAAGGCCATCGCGGAGCTGGGGCGCGCGTCGGTCACTCAGAAGAAATGGCGCGCCGAGGTGCGCGCGAAGGCGCAGGCGGCGGCCGATGCCGTGGTGAAGATCGCGAGGAAAGGCGGTATGTCGAAATCCGCGGAGGAAGAGATCCGCCGCAGAGTCCTGGGCATCGCTACAACCTGAAAGGAGCTGCACCCTATGAAGCCGAGCAAAGGAAGAACGGTAATTTTCCGCCAAGGCGCTGGCGAGACGCCGCACAACGGCAGCCGTGAGCATCCGGCGATCGTCAATCGGGTTTGGGCGGACAACGAGACGCCTGCCCTCAACCTCACCGTCTTTCCGGACTGCGCACCGCCGGAATCGCGGACGTCGATCCCGCACGTGAGCAAGACCGCCGAAAGCTGCGTGGCGTGGGACTGGCCTCCGCGCGTCGAGTAGCCGCGCGCGACGATTGAAGGTGCTGTGATGTTCACCCGAGCCGGGTTCAACGGCCGAGTCCGCCGGATCTGCTTCGCCCTCGTCTCGCGGGTCGGGGGGTACGGCATCGCCATTGGACAGCTCGTGCGTTGGCCCGACTCGGGAGAGATTGCGTGGGTGTCGCGCACGCAGATCGTCTGGCCCGAGCACGTGCGGATCCACAGCCGTTTCTACCCCGATGTCGGCGCTGGCGGGCCCAGGTCGCGGCTCCCGCAATGATCGTGCCCCGCAAATCGAAAGCATCGAAGCGCACCGGAGCGAAGCCCGCGCGCTATGTCCGCAAGAAGCCGGCCGCTGCCCGGGTCGAGAGGGCGCTCGCCCCGCCGAACCCCATCGACCAACTCAAGACGCTGCCGAGCGATCGTTCGGCGCCGCCGCCGGCGCTGCTGCCGTACCAGCAGAAGTGGGTTGCGGATCAATCGCCGCTCAAGGCAGGCGAGAAATCGCGTCGGATTGGCCTCACCTGGGCTGAGGCCTCCGACGACGTCCTGATTGCCGCTGCCGAGGACGGCAGCAATGTCTTCTACATCGGCCCGACGCAGGACATGGCGCTGGAGTACATCGAGGCCTGCGCCATGTGGGCGCGCGCGTACGACTACGCCGCGAAGGAGATCGAGGAAGGCCTCTTCCTCGACGATGGCGACAAGGCGATCAAGACCTACAAGATCGACTTCCCCGGATCGGGCAAGCGCATCGTCGCGCTGTCCTCGCGGCCGGCCAACCTGCGCGGCAAGCAGGGCGTGATCGTGATCGACGAGGCGGCGTTTCATCCGGACTTAAAGGGCCTCATAAAGGCGGCAATGGCGATGTTGCTCTGGGGCGATCGCGTGCGGATCCTGTCGACTCACAACGGCGCGGACAACGCCTTCAACGAACTCATCCAGGAGATCCGCGCCGAAAAGAGGAAAGGCTCGGTGCATCGCATCACCTTCCGCGAAGCGGTCGAGCAGGGCCTCTTCCGCCGCGTGTGCCTGCGCCGCGGCATCGAGTGGTCGGCCGAGCGCGACGCCGCATGGGTGGCCGACGCCTACGCCTACTATGGCGATGACGCGGCCGAGGAGCTGGACGTCGTCCCCAGCCAGGGCGGCGGCGCGTTCTTGTCGATGGCGCTGATTGAGGCGCGCATGTCGGCCGACACGCCGATCGTGCGCGGCAAGTGGAAGAGCGAGTTCGGGCACCAGCCCGACTATGCGCGCCACGCCGAGGTCGAGGAATGGTGCGAGGAGCACCTGGCGCCGCTCCTCGCCGCGCTCGACCCCGAGCTGCGCCATTCCTTCGGCGAGGACTTCGGCCGCGTGTCGGACCTCACCTCGGTCGACGTGCTCGAGGAGGGCCGCGACCTGGTGAGCCGCGTGAAGATCCACGTGGAACTTTCCAACTGCCCGTTCAGGCAACAGGAGCAGATCCTGTTCTACATCGTCGATCGGCTGCCGCGCTTCAAGTGCGGCGCCCTTGACGCAACCGGCAACGGTGCGGCCCTGGCCGAATACGCGGCCAACCGCTACGGTGCGCTGCGGATCGAGCAGGTGAAGCTGAACGACCAGTTCTACCTGGAGAACATGGCCAAGTTCAAGGCGGCGCTGCAGGACGAAACCCTGCGCGACCTGCCGCGCGATCGCGAGGTCCGCGACGACCTGCGCGCGCTGCGTGTCATCGACGGGATCCCGAAGCTGCCCCGCGCGAAAACGCAGAAGGCGGACGGAGAGAAACTCTCGCGCCACGGTGACGCCGCGATCTCCCTCTTCCTCGCGCATTACGCCAGCCGGCGCGAGACCGTGCCGATGGAGTTCGAGGCGATCGGCCGCATGCGCGAAGCCGCCTCACTCGATGATTACCGGCTGGGCACGCGCGGCAGCCTGGCCGACTTTGTGAGCCGCTGACTCTGTGAGACACCGATGACCGACTTCGTGCAATCCCGCGGCGGCCTGCTCGTTCCGCTGGCCGAGTTCGCCGAGGCGGCCGCCCCGGCGCGGCCGGAGCTGGGCGAGATCGCCTCGATTCAGCGCGACATCAACCGCGTGATGTTCGGCGGGGTGCTGGAGAATCTGGACGACACGCTCAAGACCCGCGGCGGTGGCAAGGGCCTGAAGATCTACGAGGAGCTGGAGAGGGACGCCCACGCCTACGCGGTGCTGCAGAAGCGGCGGCTCGCGGTCACCTCGCGCCCCTGGCAGGTGGATCCAGCCTCCGACGCGCCGCAGGACAAACGCGCCGCGGAGCTGGTGACCGCGCAGTTCAAGGCACTCGGCTTCGATCGGCTCACGCGCAACCTGCTCGATGCCGTCAACAAGGGCTTCGGCGTCGGCGAGGTGCTGTGGGAGATCCGCGGCGCGGAGATCTGGGCCGCCAAGGTGAAGCCGCGCAACCAGCGCCGCTTCGTTTTCGGGGAGGACGAGGCCTTGCGCCTGGTGACGCGCGAGAACCTGATGACGGGCGAAGCGCTGCCCGCGCGCAAGTTCATCGTGCATCGGTTCGGCGACGACACCTCGCCCTATGGCCTGGGCCTGGGGAACAAGCTCTTCTGGCCGGTGTTCTTCAAGCGCCAGGACATCACCTTCTGGCTCACCTTCGCGGACAAGTTCGGCATGCCCACCGCCGTGGGCAAGTACCCCAGCGGCGCGGGCAAACCCGAGCAGGCAAAGCTGCTCGCGGCGCTCGCCGCGATCGCGCAGGACGCGGGCGTGATCGTGCCCGAGGGCATGCTGATTGAGCTCCTCGAGGCCGCGCGCGGCGGCTCGATCGACACCTACGAAAAGCTCGCCCGCTACATGGACGAACAGATCTCCGAGTGCGTGCTCGGCGAATCGCTCTCCACGACGCCGCAGGCCACGGGCCTGGGGAGTGGCGTCGCGAGCGTGCAGAACGAGGTCCGGAAGGAAATCGCCCAGGCCGACGCCGACGAGATCTCCGAGACGCTGAACGAGTCGCTCGTGCGCTGGATCGTCGACTTCAATCTGCCCGGCGCTGGCTACCCCACGGTATGGCGCAGCTTCGAGGAGCCCACGGATCTGCAGATGCGCTCGAGCGTCGACCAGGCGCTGCACGAGATGGGCTACGAGCCCGAATCGATCGAGTACATCAACGAGATCTACGGCGGCAAGTGGAAGAAGAAGGCGGCGAGCGGCTCGCCTGCCGCCGGCGCCGCGCCAGCGGCAGATGGAGCGCCGGCGCAGTTCGCCGAAGTCGACGCGGCGGCCTTCCCCGGCCAGGCCGCGCTCGATCGCGCGCTCGGCGCGCTCCCACCTGGTGGTCAACAACAACTTGAACCGTTGCTGACCCCAGTGCTGGAGTTGGTCAAGAGCGGCGCGTCCTACGTCGACCTGATGGAAAAGCTCGCCGACACCTACCCGAAGATGGACGCGGCCCAGCTCGAGGAGCTGCTCGCCCGGGCGCTCTTTGTCGCCGACCTGTGGGGCCGCATCAATGCCGACGCCGGCGCCGGTTAACCTTTCTGTCGCGATCGGCCTGCCGCCGGCGCGCGCGGTCGAGTACTTCCAGGCGAAGGGCTATGCGATCACGCGCAACTGGCACGATCTGTGGCAGGAAGCGCACGCGCGAGCTTTCACCGTCGCCGGCGCGATGCGCCTGGATATTCTCCAGGACATCCGCGGCGAGCTGCAGCGCGGCTTGAACGGCGACATCACCGAGCGCGAGTTCGTCCGCAACCTGCGGCCGCGCCTCGAGGCGCTGGGCTGGTGGGGCAAACAGGTGCAGGTCGACGAGGCCACGGACGAGGCGCGCCTCGCGCAGACCGGCAGCCCCTGGCGGCTGAAGACGATCTTCCGCACCAACCTGCAGAGCGCCTACATGGCCGGGCGCTACCGGCAGATGATCGACAACGTCGCCGACCGGCCGTACTGGCAGTACGTCGCGGTGATGGATGCGAAGACCCGCCCCGCGCACGCGGCGATGAACGGCCTGGTGTTCCGCTACGACGATCCGTTCTGGCAGCACTTCTACCCGCCCAACGGCTTCAATTGCCGCTGCACCGTGCGCGCGCTGTCGGAAGCGAACCTGCGCGAGCGCGGGATCGCGGTGAGCGAGTCGGGCCAGTACCTGCGTGAGGCCTGGGCGGTGGAGTCGGCCTCGGGTCTCACCGAGAGGATCGCGATCTTCAAGCGGCCAGGCATGGCCACCGCAGGCCGCACCGACCTGGGCTGGAACTACAACCCGGGGCGCGCCGCCTGGCAGCCGAATCTCGACGCCTACGACATGAGTCTCGCGCGCGCGTACCTCGCCGACGCGATCCGGGGCCCGGCGTTCGACGCGTTCGTCGCGGGCACACTCAAAGGCGAGATGCCGGTCGCGGTGCTTGATGCGCAGTACCGCCAATGGATCGGCGCCGAGACGCAGGTGGTGAAGCTCTCCAGCGACACGCTCGCCAAGAACCAGGCGGCGCATCCGGAGATCGCGCTGGCGCAATATCGGCACTTGCCCGATGTCATTGCCGAGGCGCAGCTCGTGGTCAAGCAGGGCGACTTGGCGCTCGTGTTCGTGCGCCGCGGCGAGGACATCTACATGGCCTCGGTGAAGGCGACGGCATCCGGCCGGGCAACGTTCGTGACCTCGTATCGCATCACCTCGCCCAAGGACGTGCAGCGGCTCAAGCGCACCGGCGCGGTGCTGAAGGACGAGCTGGATCTGTAGGAGAAAACCCCGGTGAGGACTCCCCGTTCTCCTCAAAGCTCTCTGACACCGATGAGCTGGTGGAAGCACGGCAGGGAGATGATTCACCGCGTTCCGGGGTCAATGCAAGGATAAGGCCGGCCGTGTACGAAATCAAGATCGAGGACTCCGGCGTTGAGGCGGCGCTCGGCAAAATGCTCGAGCGCGCGCGGGACCTCGCGCCGCTGATGAGGAACATCGCCGAGGACCTCTACGACGTCACGATGGAGAATTTCGAGCAGCAGGGCCGACCGGCCTGGTCGCCGCTCTCCCCCGCCACGATCCGCTCGCGCAGGAAGCGCGGCCATTGGCCGGGCAAGATCCTGCAACAGTCGGGCCGGATGCGGGCATCGGTCGCGCCCTTCCACGACGACGCCTCGGCGGGCGTGGGCGTGGCCACGCCCTACGCCGGCATTCAGCAGTTGGGCGGCACCATCGAGCGCGGCGCCTACTCATCGACCGCGCGCCTGCGCACCGACGCCAAGGGCAACCTGCTGCGCCAGGGCACGAAGGGCAAGGAGAAGAATCTCGCCGTGTTCGCCAAGGACACCCACAAGCGCGCCAAGTCGGTGAGGTACACCACCGAGGGCTTCACCATCCGCATCCCCGCACGGCCCTACCTGCCGGTGACCGCCTCCGGCCAGCTCCAGCCCGAGGCCGAAGCCGCCGTCATGGCCCGGCTCGGCCGGTATCTGGCCGTACCCTGGGAGGGTTAGCCTGTTGCACCGCAACACCAGGCCGCTTTAAACGGCCTGTGGGGCGACTTCGGCCCGAGGACGCCCCTTCCCCCAGTCCAGGAGTCCGATCGACGAATTTAAAGGGGGTCTAAACGGGTCGGTTTGCGGCTTCGGCGCCCAGGGTGGCCGGCCACCTCGATCCCAAGGCCAATCACGGGGAGTTAGGGGGTCTTAAACGGCTTCCATTAAACGCGCGTTAGTGGACCCCGCCACCTATTTTCGCTTTGCGCCCAGCAAATTACGCCCAGCCGCTCCTGTTATCCGGGGGCTCCAGGCTGCGTGATTGCAGTGCGGCGGGTATGATCTGCCCTGACCTTTTCATGGGTCGATTTGGCGATGGCACGGCGAGACGAATACCAACGTCACCTAAAATCTCCGGAATGGGCTGAGCTGCGCGACCTAGCGCTCGTTCGCACTTCCGGTTTCTGCCAGTACTGTGGCAACTTCGCCGCCAATGTGCACCACGTTAAATATCCCAAGCAATTCGGCCAGGAGCACCCGCACAGCTTGATTCCAGTGTGCGAGCGTTGCCACGACACGTCCCACGGGGTACAGCAAATGAAAGCCTTAAAGAACGTAGAGACGATGCAGGAATTGTCTCCGAGTGGTGGAAAGCTCCGGTACTTGCTGAGCGATGCCCGCGTATACGCTTCGGCAGAATCCTGGGCGCGAGCTCTCCAGGTTCCGGCGGCTATGAACACGTGGTTCAAGACCGGCCTCTCACGCGTCGCAATGCTCAAGAAGGACTCTGCCGGCGGGGAATTGGAGATGTCGTACACGGGCAAAGCGGTCTACCGATGGCACGCGGTCGCTGAACAGCTTCGGATCTTTGACCGCAAGTGGTACGAGCATCAGTTCAAGAGCAGACCGAAGGATGAGCAAAAGGAAATCGAAAGGTTTCACGACAATTACGAGCGCCTGATCACGTGGGGATACGATCTTCAGGAGCGTGCGCTTGCCACAGCACTGGAGGCAAGAACAAGTCCGACCGTGACGCAGGACACTTTGCTGGCGGCGATGAAAGAGGCAATCGCGCCCCGATTACGAGATCACGATGACAAGTTGCGCGAGCATGACGTGGTGATCGACGAGATCAAACAAGCCGTTCCTGCGCTCCGAGACTCCGACGAATTTGTAACTGTGAAACAGGCAATCACTGAGCAGGGGTTGGATTCAACTTCGATGCCCTTGCACCCGCACTCCTACGAGAACCTTTCCGGTCTTGCCGGGCGAATGCTCAAAGAGCGAGCCGCAGAGCGGGGCGGAAGTATCGTGTCGCGACTGGATGGCCAGCGGCTTACTGTCCCGATGAGGACGTACCGACGAAGGGAAATCTACGCCGTCCTCGACGAGATCGCGCGCAATAGGCAAAAAGGTCTACCACTATAGAGCGCGGCGGTTAGTCGGGAATGATGCATCTGCCGCTGCTGCACGCTGACGGATGAAGCGCATCAGCAAAGTGCATGTGAAGCCGATCACGATCGCTCCTGCAACGTCCCTACCACTCAAGGCGGCAGTCGGCATATTCATCGCGACATTTGGGGCGACGTGGCTGCTTTTCGAGCCGCTCGGATTTTTCGGACTGCTGCCGCCTCTCGACGGCATCGCGGGAGCGGTTGCATATGCGGCGATGATCCTCTGCGCGGTCCTCTCGGTTCCAGTATCTCGGTACGCCTACGGCCGATGGTCGGGTGCGAGGATGACCTACGTTGAATTTAGGGTATCTTCTTCCTCAGACGGAGCGGACTATCTCGTGCGTGCACCTACAAACATGCAGGTGTGGGACTTCACTCACCAGTTCTTGCGTCACTTATCGAGGGGTCCAGGGGGCGAGCGGATCGTTGCCAAGGCTGAGTTTTTCGACCCAGTATTGCAAGTCAAAGCGAAGCGCTCCTTCGTTGACCTGGATAGCGGGGACACACTCAAGCAGGCTGGCATCGCTCGAGGCGCGCATTGCCGGATTCGAGCGAACCCGCATCGTCGGATGATTGCGTTCTCTCGTAGTCCCCGCTAGAGAAGGCCTCATCTGGTGACATCGCGGCGATGCGAGGCTGCCCGCGCGCGGCGCAGGTGCCCGCCAGCTTCCTCAGGTCCGCTGCCATTGACCGCATCCCACCCGGTTGACGCCGCGCGTCCAATCGCGCAAGCTAAAAAACAGTAGGTTCCCCATCAGGGTGACATGCGTCACCCTGATCTGAGTTCGCGCCGCAGGGTGAAATGCGCGGCGTGAGCACAACCACGAGCAAACACCTGCAGATCTTCACGCCGGGCCGGCGCATTGCCGCGAGCGGCGTGGAGTATTCCTTCAGCGAGGCCGACCTGCAGGCCACCGCGCGCGCCTACGATCCGGCCAAGCACGAGGCCCCGCTCGTCGTCGGCCATCCGAAGCACGATGCGCCCGCCTACGGCTGGGTGAGATCGCTCGCGTTTGCCGGCGGCCTCGAGGCCGAGCCGCACCAGGTGGATCCCGCCTTTGCCGAGATGGTCGACGCCGGCCGCTTCAAGAAAATCTCCGCGAGCTTCTACGCGCCCGATGCACCGCAGAACCCGGTGCCGGGCGTGTATTACCTGCGCCACATCGGCTTCCTCGGCGCGCAGCCGCCGGCGGTGAAGGGCTTGCGCTCTCCCTCGTTCGCCGAGGACGAAAAAGGCGTGATCGAGTTCGGCGACTGGGCGGGTGTGCAGAACGCGGGCCTGTGGCGCGCCTTCCGCGACTGGTGCATCGGCAAATTCGGCCTCGATGAGGCGAACAAGGCAGTGCCCGACTACCTCGTGCAGACGCTGGAAGACAGCGCGCGCACACCCGACACGACTGCTTCGGCCGGCATGACACCGACCTACTCCGAAACCACCACAGGAGCAACGATGACTCCCGAGCAAATCGCCGCCCGCGAGGCGGAGCTGAGAACCCAGGCCGAAGCGCAGGCGCGCACAGCGGCCGAACAGACCGCCCGCGCCGCCGAGTTCGCCGAGCGCGAGCAGCGCATCGCGGCCGAAGAGGCAAAGCGCGCCCGCACCGAAATCGCCGAGTTCGTCGGCGGCCTGGTGAAGCAAGGCAAGATCCTGCCCGCGCACCAGGAGGGCATGGTCGCCTTCATGGCGGGGATTGCCGGCGCCCAGGTGGTCGAGTTCGGCGAGGGCGACAAGAAGACCAGCAAGCCCGGCGCCGCCTGGTTGCGCGAGTACCTCACCGCGCTACCCAAGCTGGTCGAGTTCAAGGAACTGGTCCCCGGTGGGGGCGCCGAGCAGCTCGACACGGGCGACGCGAACGCGATCGCCAAGGCGGCGCTGGCGTTCCAGGAGACCGAGAAGAAGGCCGGGCGCGAGATCTCCATCGTGCAGGCCGTGCAACACGTCACCGCGGCGACGCGCTAGCGCACCCCGCCCACCCATCGCACCGAACAAGGAGCCCATGTGAACCCCCTCCTCACCAAGAACTACAGCACGGCGACGGTCATCAACCCTTGCCGGTTCGTCAAGTGGAGCGCCGACGCGACGGTCACCCTCGCCGTCGACGGCGCCGCGCCCATCGTCGGCGTGTCCGAGCAGGTGGGCGTCACCCAGGCGGACCTCGATGCCGGTCGCACCCGCATCGACGTCATCCGCGAGGGCCTGGCGTACCTGGAGCTGGGCGGCAACGTCACCCGCGGGGACTGGCTGCGCGCGGACGCGAACGGCAAAGGCATCGCCGCCGCGCTCACCGCCGGCCAGACCATGCACGTGGGCGCGCGGGCCGATGTGTCCGGCGTAGCCGGGGACATCATCCCGGTTCAGGTGCAGTCGAACGTGGTGGCGACCGACGTCGCCGTGATCACGACCGACGTCACCATCACCACCGCGCAGGTGAAGGCGCTGTTCGCGACGCCGATCGCGCTGGTGCCTGCACCGGGCGCGGGCAAGGCCAACATACTGGTCGATGCGCAGTTGTTCCTGGATTTCGCCACCGTCGCCTACGCGGGAATCGCCGCCGGCGAGGATTTGGCCATCAGCTACACCAATGGCGCCGGCGTGCAGGTCGCGGTCGTCGAAACCACCGGCTTCCTGGACGCGGCTGCGGACGCCTACCGCCACGTCTACCCGCTTGCCGACGCCGCGAAGACCCCGGCCGACAATGCAGCGCTGGTGATCAGCCTGCTCGTCGGGGAGGTCATCACGGGAGACTCCCCGCTCAAGGTGCGCGTGCGCTATCGCATCGTCGACCTGGCGTTCGCGTAGCCGGCACCGCTCACCGTTCATCCCACAGGAGAACCACGATGACCCGCTTCACCCAGATGCTCGCGCGGCTCGATCTGCGCATCATGATCTTCCTCGCGCTGCTGGTGGCGATCGCGCTCGGCTGGGTGCCCGACCCGGCCGCGGGCCTGGCCGCGGCCGCGGTGCTCAACATCGCGCCGTTTCCCACGCGGCCGGACTACACCGCCATCGCCGTCGCCTACCGGAATGAGCGGCTCATCGCCGATGACGTGGCGCCGCGCCACCCGGTGGGCGCGAAGGAGTTCAAGTACTGGAAATACCGCCTGGCCGACGGGTTCACGATCCCCGATACCCGGGTGGGCCGCAAGAGCGCACCCAACCAGGTCGAGTTCGGCGCGGACGAAGCCACCGCCTCGGTCGAGGACCACGGCCTGGACGACCCGGTGCCGCAGGACGATATCGACGCAGCGAAGAACATCCCCAACTACGACCCGCTTGCCGACACCACGCTGATGCTCACTGACACAATGCTGCTCGCGCGCGAGAAGCGCGTGGCGGACATGGTGTTCGACGACACGCAGTACGCGGTGGGCAACAAGGTGACGCTCGCCGGCAACGACCGCTGGGACGTGAATCACGCTGACTCCGACCCCGTGGCCGATGTCCTCACAGGCCTGGACGCCTGCATCATGCGCCCGAACATCATGACGATCGGGCGCCTGGCGTGGACGAAGCTCTCCACCCACACCAAGATGGCCGCGGCCGTGTTCAAGCAGGGATCGACCTCGGGCATCGTCACGCGACAGATGGTGGCGGATTTGTTCGAGCTGGACGAGGTGCTGGTCGGCGAAGGCTGGATCAACACCGCCAAGAAGGGCCAGACCCCGGTGATGGCGCGCTGCTGGGGCAAGCACTGCGCGCTCCTGTACCGCGACAAGCTCGCCAAGCCGCAGCAGCGTGGCCGCATGAGCTTCGCAGTCACCGCGCAATTCGGCGGGCGCATCGCCGGCACCATCGCCGATCCGAACATCGGCTTGAAAGGCGGCCAGAAAGTGCGCGTGGGCGAGCAGGTGAAGGAGCTCATCACCGCGAACGACCTGGGCTACTTCCTCAAGACGGTCATCTCGTAGCGGAACACTTCCAGCCCGAGAGCAGGTGCTGCCCCCCGCGCCGGAGATAACGGCGCGGGGGTCGCGCCGGGAAGATCCCCAACCCCATGACCTACGCCACCCAACAAGACCTGATCGACCGCTTCGGCGAGAAGGAGCTCCTCGAGCTCACCGACCGCGCGAACACCGGCTCGATCAACGCGACCGTGGTAAGCCGGGCCCTTACCGACGCCGACGCCGAGATCAACGGCTACCTCGCCGCGCGCTACACGCTGCCCCTCGCCTCGGTGCCCGAGGTGATCGTGCGCCTCGCCTCGGACATCGCGCGCTTCTACCTCTACGACGAACGCGCGACCGAGCAGGTGAGCAAGCGCTACGACAACGCGGTGAAGCTCTTGCGCTCGATCGCGAGCGGCGCGGTCACGATCGGCGTGGACAGCCAGAACGCGCAACCGGCCACCGAGGGCGGCGCACAGACCCAGGCGAACGATCGCGTCTTTACGGTGGGTCGGCCCACCGCGGGCACTGCCGGCACGCTCGATGACTACCTCGGCTGAACATGACCGGGCCGCTCGAACTCTCCGTGGTCACCGCGCGGCTCAATGGGACCTCGGGCCTCGCGGACGTGGGCGGCGCGAGCGAGTTCGTCGCGGCGCGCGAGGCGCTCAAGCGCTCCCCTGCCGCGTTCGTGCTGCCGGCGAAGGACACTGCCGGCCCCAACCTGTTCGCGACCGAGGAGATCGACCAGCGGGTGACCGGGCGCTTTGGCGTGATGCTTGCCGTCAAGAACCTGCGCGATGCGAAGGGCGAGGCGGCATTGAACGATCTCACGCCGCTACGCCAGGCGGTGTGGGCGAAGGTCCTGGGCTGGATTCCGGCGGCCGGGTTTTCCCCGTGCGTCTTCGGCGGGGGGCGGCTGTTCGATTTCGACCTGGAGAACCAGGTGCTGTGGTGGGTCGATGAGTTCGACACCGATTATCACGTGAGGGTCACATGAAACCAGACGACGAATTCGCCGGCCAGGGTGGCCGGTACGAGATGCGCGAGGGCAAGCGCGTGCGCATCGAGGAGTCCACCCAGGATCACCCCGAGGGCAACACCGCGCGCGACAAGGACGGCCGGCCGATCGTACACGCCACGAGCGATCAGATCGCGGCGCGCGAGAAGGTGGCAGCCGATGCGAAAGCGCGGTTCTCCTCCGCCCCGGTGCCCGAATCCCCGCCCGCGCCGGAGACTCTTTCCGAGGGCGCCGGCCGGTCTAGGAAAGGAGCCAACTGATGGCCGCCAAGTTCTTCGCGAAGATGGTCGGCCTGGCGAAGGCCGAAGGGACCTATGGCGTCGACCCC